GACACCAGTATACCAAGGTTCAGGGTCTCGATAGGGGCCCTTTTTCATAAATAATTTTAATCGTCTTACTAAAATGGCAGAAGAGATTAAGAAGGAAGAGATTAAAAAGGAAGAACCTAAAAAGAAAAACATCCTTGGTAAATTAAAAGAAGCAACAGATGATAAGGAAGAACAACTTGCAATTCTGTCTACTTTTGTCCGTCTTGGTATCCTTGTATGGTCTGGTGGAATCCTCACGTTGGCGTATATTAAACTCCCCCCTGCAATTGGAATCCCAGAACAGAAATTAGATCCTACATTTATTGCATCAGTCTTCACTGGAGTGTTGGCAACCTTTGGCGTCCAAGCAGCAAAGAAAGCAGGAGAAGGTGGTAGTAGTAATGGTGGTGGTGGAATTAGTAGTTCGGACCTGGAAAGATTGATTGAAAAGGCAGCTCAAACCGCACCTACACAAACAATCCGTATTGAACAAGCTCCCGTTCAACTGACTCAATCACCACCTAAATCTGACGACAATTATAAGATGTAATGTATACTATTTTAAATTATGTTGTAGCCTTCTATCAGGTAGTGATCGTGAACTGTATACAACCTGTCAATTGGCAGTACTGTTATCCTGTTGACCAATGGTTGGTTCAGGATCTTCAGTATGCATGGGAATTGAAAACAGGTAAGGTTCATCCCTATCAAACTGAGAAAGAATACCTAGAAAATTTTAAGTAAGGATCTCATAACAAACTACCACTCCTAAAGAATACCACTATAATAGATAATGTAGTTGATAATCAACATGACTTTATCTCACGTATTACTTTGGATATCAATCCCATTTGTAATCACTACAGTACTGTTTGGATTTTACAAAGGGGAGAACGTTTATTATGAATCAGATAAGTACGACGGGAATGGAACCGCACATTAGAAGTCGTTATGACTTTGCAATGAGTTCATTCTCCAGAATGTATGGAGTCAAGGGAGTACTAAACTCACCAACCATACCACCCTTCTGTGTAGAGTGGGCTCATACAAATAATGATATACCTGAAGGTGGTTTAACAAAAGTAGATTTTTACTTTAGAGACTTATGGATGGCGGTCAATTAATCATTATTAGTTTTTATATTTTTATCGGATTATTTTTATTCACACTTTCTTTAATTTCGGAACAATGAAAATCTATATTACAGCAATGGCAATACTAACTTCAATAACATCATTTGTTTTGTGGGGACTCAATAACGGATACCAATCATGATGAGCGGACTTTTTGTATTATCATTCATCATACTATTAGTTATTGGTATGGAATCAACATGGCCAGTTAAACAAGGAAAAAAATGATGTTACAGTTTGCTAGGTTTTGTGGGACTGTACTAAACAACCCATATGGATTAGGATTCCTATCAACTATTTTAATTTTGGTTCCTGTCGTGGGAATGTGGGCAGTTCATAAATATAATTGGGAACACTGGGAACCTTTTATGAGGAAACATAAATGAATCCAGTTATTTTAATTGGTTGTTTTCTACCACTAGTTTTAATATTTTTAGTAATCAAACTTTCGGTATGGGTGTCAGCAGTTAATTCTGAAAGTACATATGTCAGAAAAGAACCTCTACGGAAACGAGGACCATTCGTGGGAAATCCGTATGCAGACGTTGACGCAGAGGAAGAAGAATTTACAGATCGCACAGACTATAGATGATGCACTTTATCAATACTACACTGTGGAACAAGGAAAACCTGTACCAAAGTGGAGATACATAAAAGATCAAGACTGGTGGTGTGAGTACCTTAAAAATCTAGGAATAGATCCAAGAAATCCATGAACGAAGAAGAGGATTATGATTACACTGTAAGTGTAAGAATAGAAGATATAAAACTCATGCATCACTGTGTAAAAGAAACTATTAAGTATTGGCCAGGAGCTCCAGCCAGACCTTATGAAGAACAAGAACACTTGTGGGCACTAAGAGATAACTTATTCAAAATAATACTTGAAGATCAATTTAATAATTCATGAACTTATTACTCAGACTACATGACAATCCAGCAGACCCTGTGTGGAGTGTGATATTTTCTATCTCATTACTTTTGGTTGGAGTAATGTACATCATTGTATATCTGATTGACTTAGACAACAAAGAAAATCTAAATAAATGAGAGTTTGATGAGAGAAGAAAATGGGTGCCATGACACCACCAAGCAGGAAGAGTTGCTACAACTTCAGAGTGACGGAGATCAATCGTGTTCTTGATGGTGATACTGTTGATGTCACCATTGATCTTGGGTTTGACTTATACAAGAAAGAAAGAGTTAGAGTTGCAGGAGTTGATACACCAGAGAAAAGAACGAGAAATCTAGAGGAGAAGGCTCTTGGGATCGACGCTACTAACTGGCTTAAAGAAAAACTGGAGAGTACTATCGCTGGTGATGATGAGTTGTCTGTTAGGACTGAACTTGTTGGTGGGGTCGGTAAATATGGTCGCCTTCTTGGCTGGTTATACGTGGGGGAAGAGTCAGTGTCCCTTAACGAACAAATGATTACTGAGGGGTATGCGTTGCCCTACGATGGTGGAACCAAAGATATGAACCTTGAAGTACTTCGTGAAATTAGAAGAGCACACGGTACCCTGGTAGACTAATGGCAGAAGAAAAGACAGTATCAGTTTCAGATGATTCCAAAGTATCAATACCCATTAGAAATCTTATCAGTATCTTGGGTGCGGTTGCCATATCTACCTGGGCATACTATGGAGTTATTGAAAGACTCAATGTTATTGAACAGAAGTTAGTATCTCATTGGGAAGAGATTGAAGAGAATGATAATTGGATTGATGACTTTCAACCACCCCAATCTGTTCAGGATACTATTATGAGAGTAAGGGAATTGGAACTTAAGATTGTTGAACTAGAAACAATTCTTGAATTAAAATTATGAATTTTGAATTAAGTATGGAGGATTATACAATCCTCATCAATGCATTACATTATTATAAGAAGGTAGAGAAGAAAGGAAACTTTCAACAGTATGATGAGAAAAGAATAAACTCTCTCCGTGATAAGATGGCCAAACAGATAACTAATCTTTATACATAGAATAGAACTTTGGATGAATGATATGCAAAAGATTGTAAACGGTCTTGCTATTTTTTCTAGTCTTGTTTCTTTAACCGTCGTTGGTGCCGGTGGTTATGTCTACCTTGAAAAGGACAATATTGTTGAGGGTGTTAAGGCACAAGTACTTGAAGGAGTATCTGGTGCTATTGGAGACATGTTACCTGGTATGATGGACTCTGCAATGCCAGAGTTACCTGGTGCAACTGGTGGTACACTTCCTGCTGGAGTTCCTTCCACAACTGGTCCAGCACTTCCCTTCTAATTGTTGATGGCCATTCCACGTATTAACAATACTAATACAGGAGTTGGTCGTATAGACATAAACATTCTACCAGTTAGAAGTGTTATAAATGATGTACCTCCAATTCCACAATATTCTCCGCCAGTCACAGTTCAAATAGGCACTCCTATTATTGATATGCCTGGTTGTGTTGAGGCGCATGAAAGCAATAACCCACTAAATGAGAACCTCACTGACACAAGAGGGATAGTGACATATTGTGATGGTCAATATCCATCATTCAATATTCCAACTTATACACCTAACGAAACATTACCTACTAGACCTGCACAAGTAGATACTAGGTTTGAGGAACCTGATGTAAAGACAGATATTCCTGAAAGAAATGAAAGTTTACCTCCACCAATAGAGTGTCCTACTAAAATTCAGAGTACACAACAACCCATTGGAACTTACCTCAATGGGTTTAGAGATAAGGTAATCGCATATGAAATAATAGATGATGTATGCGTACAGATAACAGAATCTGTACCAGTTACAGAACAAGTTATCTCAGGTCTTCCTAGTGGTGGTCAGGTGATGCAGGTTGGTGGTATTGCAGTGATCGCAACTACATCAGCACTGTTAGCAAAACCGTTGGCAGATCTACTATTGAAAGTAGTCAAACCAACGGTGAAGAAAGTTATGAAGAAGATTGCAAAGATCAGGGGGAAACAACTGAAGTCCTTGTCTGTAAAGGAGCGCCAAGCAGAGCAGCGGGATCGGAATCAAGCGATTGCAAAGTTGAAGTCTGTGAAGGCGAAGGTGAAGAAGTAGGTCTAGGAATAGAATGACGATGTTGTGGAACAGCAGTTACATTTTGAACCACTACATC